CTTCTAATCTCTCTCTCATCAGATACATTACCTTTTAGTTTAGCTTTGACTCTATCATCAGCAGTTTGTCCAATCTTTTTAGGAATGGCATTTCGTTTTGCGTTATCAATAGCCCTAGCTTTTGCTTTTTGTATGGATTTTTTATCTGCTGCCATTATCTCACCACTTTAAATACGTTCTTTCCAAAGTATTGTTGTTTTCCACCATTATCAACTCTGAATTCAAATTGATAGAATCTCTCAGGTTGTAAAGTATTGAACCAAAAGTCAAAATAGTTTCCGTTTGAATCACAACTTACTTTTGTATAAGTTGTATCATATGGTATCAGTACTAAATTAGTTTCAACATCTCTTACTTGGTAATAAGTATTCTGTGGGAGATATTTAATTGTAGTATAAGGATTAGAATCCGAAAAACTTCTTTGTGGGTATCGCTCTCTACCAACTACTTTAATTCTGGCCTTTGAACTTTCTTTATATTCTGATAATAGGTTTTTTGGATAAACCACAATATCATCTGATGTTAATGCTGATAATGAACCTGTAGTGAATGATGCATCATCCCATCTTACTTCTAATGTAGGAACATATATTGTATGTGTTTCATTAGAAAAGAATTTAGATGAACCATATCGCATAGAACCACTTTCTTGTTGTACAGGTCTTTTAATTATAAACCCATTATTAGGTCTAGAACCATTTAACCAATCACCTACATACTCAGTAACATCTACATTTAAATCCTTTGTATATTTGTTAAATTTCTGTGATGATTTTGTATTGTTTATGGATGATGTGTACCAAGTACCACCACCAATATTTTTATAAAACGATGCTTCAGATATAGGTGGGGTTTTCAAAGAACCCGAATATACTATTTTAAAGTTATCAATAGAGCCTGTAGCTCTAGTACTACCCGTCGCAAAGTATGTATAGTTAAATCTATAATCACCACTTGTAGGTGGTGTAAATACAATTGATTGAGTTACGGATGATGTGTATGAACTCTTTAGACCTGAAATCTGTGATGGAGTCATCTTTATATCTTTTGGATTGAATACAGAAAATCCATATGATGGGTAATCACCCAACTTCAATTCATTAGTAATTGTATATTGTAGTGAGGAGTCTAAGTATTTTTTGTACTCAGCAGTTGCCCCACCAGTATTATCTGATTGGAAGAATAGTTGAGAACTTGATACAAATTGTTTAGGTTTAATCCCATTTGTATTTTTAATTACGTTCCGTTGTCTAAACAACCCCTCATTTACGGCAAACGTTTCTCTTACTATTGTATTACCCGCACGCTCAGTAACATACACTTCATCAAATGTTCCTGTTGTAGATGATGATGTACCATCATTATCAAAGAATGTAAATCTTAGATTATACTGACCTGATGATTGTGCCGTTATCATAAATGATTGTGTTGATGGTGTAGTAATATTACCAACCATATTTGCATAAGAATCTTCGTTTTGAATTAACCCAGCTGGGTTTTCAATTCTAAATTGAACATCTGTAAAATCTTTAGGGTCTATTTGAAATTGTACTTTATAATTTAAACCATTTTCTAATTCCAATGGGAATACTAAAGTAGTACCAGCAAAATTAGATGCAGATATAACTAATTGTTCATCCTTAACAAACATAAATGGTTCATTACCACTTATATCGTTTATAGATTCTGTTAAGAATGTAGAACCAGTACCTGTTGTGAATGTCTGAGATAATACTAATCCTTCAGTTGGGATTTCAATTTTTTGGAATCCATTGAATATACTTGATGAGGTAGAGTTCCAAGCATTTACACCATCTCTTAACTTCCAACTACACCCATCGGTTACAATAGGTGTCCAATTATATTTACCACTTCCTTCAGACCAACTTTGAGATACTGGGAATACATCTAGTTCGTACTCTGATTTAACTTCTGCTTCATCGACTGATGTTAAATTAAGATAGTACTTTATATTATTGCTAATACTACCATCTACGATAGATTGTGATATATCACTCAATTGGAACTGAGTCAATACTCTACTATTACCCACCCATATACTATCGCTATCTTCATCAAAGAATTTGGTAATTTCTAATATTTCATCTTTACCTGAATTCTGAATGTTACGATTGTTTTGTTCGTATATTGTAGTATCTTTTTGTCCGTATATTCTATAAATCATATTATTCTCCTTAGAAAGATTGAGTTACAACCTTACCCATTATATCTACATTAGGATATTTAACTTCAAATATAGATGGGTCTTTAGGTGGATATATAATACCCAATCTAGTAGCAACACTTAAATCATATTTGTTTTCTGAGTAGTTTCCATTGTATCTATTCATAATTTTTAAACCACCCTCACCATCAGAATCTGGTCTTGGTACTGTTTGAACTCCATCTACTTTATCTAATAAAATATATACTTGTGATACATTAATTGGTTGGTTAATTTTCCAATTATTAATATTAAAGTAATCTTTCAACGCCTGAATACATCTTAGAAGAACTTCATTGGAATTGTAATCAGGTAATACTACGATATCAAATCTAATAGCAATATTAACAATATATGCATCCTTAATATTAACTGCATCTGTTAAGATTCTATAGTATGCTAAATAATTTTTTAAGTTATTCTTAGTTGCTGGATTTAGTTTGGTTACTTTTTTATCTTTATCATAACCTAATGTGTATAAGTTAAGAGCTAATGGATTCGGTGATTCCGTTTCAATTATCTTTGGTATTGGGTCTCCTGGTAATATAGCATGAGGTGAAAAACTCCCATTACCTTTTGTTTCTATTTGATAATCTTGTGCTAAATAAGCTTTAGCAACTGAACCAAATTGTGGTGGTAATGCGTAACATCTCATAATATAATCTTCTCTACTTACAGTTCTATTCTGAGCTGCAAAATACCCCATTGCGTTATTACGAATCTCATCATCAGTTTCTTTACTTCTACCACCAACTGCTGGTTCTGGGTTTGTAACTGCTAATGAGTTTTGTACAAATCTAAGAGTTTCTTGGTTTAGAAGGGCAGTGTTATCGTTTTCATATATTCTACTAACAACTTGAATTAAATCTTTTGCAGGTACATTATCTTCAACACCATTACCAACTAAATACTCAACATCTAATGTTGTATTCGATGGAGCAACCCCATATGTTTTTGTGTATAAGAAGTTAGATGGGTCTAACCCTTGGTCTAATCTTCCTGTATTTTGGTATAGTGCCGACCCAACGTTATCAGGATTAGGAATTATTTCTTCATCAGCATTTGCCGATACACCTGCTCCGAATTGAATTACTAAATCTTTTTCAGATTCAAACTTTGTAATGAATCTTTTAGGTACTCTCTGTAAGTTTAACAACTTAGGAGTTTCTCCACTATATGGTTGTAAGTTAGTAGAATTATCTTCGTTGTTTTCTACTTGTTCAAACACAGTATCTTGAGCAAGATATGGAACTTCAGTCCAACTATCCCCATCATCATCCATTACGGATTTTATTTTAATAATATTAGCATCAGAGATTCGTATCTTATCATATATCTTAGGTGATGTAAATACATATTGTTGTTTTTTTACTTTACCACTTGATGCTTTAACTGATTTTCTTAAAAGATAGTAAATAGGCTCATTTGTATTCTCATCAATTTGATACACCGATACATCAGTAGGATTGAATGATGATGATGCTGCAAAATTTATATCGAAGTTTGTTGAGAACTCTACATCTTTATTTGAATCGGATTGAATTATCATTCCACTTTTAATCTTTAATGCATAATCATAATCAGGTCGTACTTCATCAGCCGAACCCTTTGCTGGTAATATTTGGAATACATCTAAATCAACTGATGCTGGAACTACGTTCTTTGGTTTGTACCCATATACAGCTGCTAGATTAAAAAGGTTTGCCTTTTCCTCAGCGTTAGATAATAATGATTCTCTTAATTGAGTATCTGTATAAAATGATAATACATCACCAACATACGATGCCATTTCTATAAACATCATACCCGGTGAGGATTCGTTAAAATCATTAAAAGTATTTGGAAAGTATGTTTTAGAAAAATCAATTAAGTTTTTTCTTAACTCTCCGAAATCCTTTCCAATAAGTTTAACATCCTTTTGGACTAGTTCTGATTTGTTTGATTTTGCCATAAGTTCCTATTCTATAGTTGCAGACCCAGCTGAATCTACTAATAAATTTATTCTTTGGTTAGCACCCTGTTCTGTAACTCTAAAGTTTAAGGTGATACCAACGTGATTTCTATCTTCATCAGGCGTAACGTTAACTTCATCAATAATTATGTAAGGTAGCCAGAAATTTACATCTACTAATATACCATCTTCTAATTTTTGTTTTAAATCTAAAGTTATTGGTTCAAATAACAATGCATAAATTTGAGAACCGAATGTTGGTTGAAATACTCTTTCACCTTTTCTAGTCAATAGTAGATTTTTTAAATTAGATATTGCCTGTTCTTCAGTTGAATATGAAAGTGAAAATAAACCATTTTCCTTAGAGAATGGTAATTTAATTCCAACTGCAACATCTTTTTCAAAATCTATTGGATTATAGAAATATTCTTTTCTCTCCTTAGCCATTTGTTATTTTCCCTTTTTCTTATCAATCGCTTTCATCAATTGAGAATAATCTTTTGTCATAGCTCCCATTACGTTTGCTACATCTTGATTGTTAGTATCAACAGGCCTACCATCTATATCTACTATTGGTGCTACTGCTACATCTTCTCTACCATTCCAAGCTTGTGCTTGATTCGAACCAAACTGAGCATCCATATTTCTCCACTCACCATCGTACATTGTTTCGTTTAACATATCATTTAACATTGAATTCTTAACAAATGTTTTTTTCTCAGTTGGATTCGATGCTCTTTCTTCCTTTAAGACATCTGATATATCTAATGGGTCTTTTTGTATTCTATTTGATGTTCTTTTATTTTTCTTTTTTGTTTCTTTTAAAATCGGTTTAGAAGCATTTCTAACTTCCGTAATAATAGGTTTAAGTTCTTCTCTAACTACCTTTCTTACGATAACCTCTAATAAATCTGCTAATTGTTTTGCCTTCATAATTTTCTACTTTATATATAAATATTAAAAACTTTCTTTTTATACTAGTCCAACCCATACTTGTGGCACAGGTCCTACTGGAACTGGCGTTGCAGGTGAACCACCTGTTACAAATTCTGTCTGTAATCCACCTACTGTTGTTAAGTGAGTTGTAAATGCTGTTGCTAGTTTTGTTGCAAATGGGATTCCATACAACGCTGGTGCTGGTGGATGTGTGAATGCCGTTAACAAATCATTTTGTAATCCAGGAATCACTCCACCATTATTTATAATATGTGTTATCGGAACAGGTATCCCCACAGTTCCAGTTGATAATCCCATATTGATTGGGTGAAATGGAGTTGGGGACATTACTACAGATAACCAATATGCGGATGTAGTACTTGCCCAATTTGAAAAATGAGGAAATTTAGCTACACCTTCAGAATCTCTAATATCATCTAAACATTGTTTTATTGCACCTTTGATTGGAGCATATGGTGGTTGTGATAATACCATATTTGCATGAAGTGAAGTCATAGCAGTTTTTACTGCTTTGTGATATTCCGATGAAATCTTTTCAGCGGTATCAGTATGAGTCTTTTCAGATTTATCATCTAAAAAACTTCCTACTGTTGATATGAATCCTGGCCAAACTGCTGGCATAATACGTTCCTCTTTATTGTTTCATCGCCTGTATATCACTAAGTATAGATGCCACCTTACCAGCATTAGTAGCAGGTCCAGTAGGTCCAACTCCCGTTGAATATGTAGCGGCTGCCGATGTTAAGTCTGCTAATTCACTTGCTAACTTCTCTACTAATGTAAAGAACTTATCCATTTCCATAGCCCAACCTGGCGTAGCATTTATAATATCTTTTTTAGATGTTAAGATTACATTTTCGTTTTTTGAATTTAGTAATATTCTATCTGATGTGATTATGACTGTTGGTTCTTTATAAGCCGATTGTCCCTTTACCCCACTACCTAAATTACTTTGAGATGTTTTTATCCCTACTTTTTGTGATGAGGTTAGGTATATAGATGAAAGGTCATCATCAATTGTTTCTATAATAAATTTATTATATTCTCCAGCACTCTTTCTACCATTTGTTAAAATTGTTATAGGGTCGTTATCTGTAGATGAACTCCAAGTTGGTTGTTGTGTTGTATCTGCGCCTGATGGTGTGTATCCAAATCTTAGAGAATGTCCAAACCTACCCTCAAACATTACATCACCAATAAATGGTTGTAATGAACCTACATCTGTTCTTTCAGTAAACCCTTCACCTAACTCAGCTTCTTCAGAACCACCAGATGTATTTGGGTTTCCTGCTGATGTTGCTGCTATCGATGCTCCAGCACTTGAAGGATTTTGGGTTATAGAACCCTTTGGTAATGCATTGTTATGTACATTAAGTTGTACAGAAGTTGGTGCGAAATAATATTGTTTAGCTCTTCTACTACCACCACTTGCTTCAGGACCTAAACCTGAAAACACTAATACGGATTCACCGATTAGTGGTATTCTTTTTATATTACTATCAGTTGGGTAACAAACTTCAAACTGACCTTGCCCTTGTGATGTTAATATTTCAATACTATATAGTTCGTTTACATCATCATCTTTAAGATTGATTCTTTGAACTGTACCAATTTTAAATGAACTCATTATTCATCTCCTTCTTCTTGAAGAGTTTCAATCTGCCTATCTATCTCTTCAGCATTTGACATTAATTGTTTTTTCTCTTCATCGGTTAATCCAAATCCACCATCGTCACCTGAGTTGGCATCCTTCATCATTCTTTGAACGATTGCTGCTAACTTAACAATTTGGTCATCGTTTTTAATTGAAACTTCCATATACTCTTTAATTAAAGGAACAATCACTGTAGCGTCTTGTAGGTTTTTAACCAATGGTTCTAACTGTGCTATAAGAAGTTTAAGTTGCCTATCCTTCTTTTTTGAATTGTTATAAACATCTGACATAATATCAGAGAATGTTTTTCCTTTAAATAATTCAGTATCCTTATCCATTACTATCCTTTAATTTGTAAGTCACTGCTAAATGACCTGTTCGATTATATTCTATATATAATTCAGCATAAATACCTTTTAACTTACCAACTACTTTCGTTATATATTGAGTGTGAACTCCAGTTCTTTCTCTAATAAGTATGTAGAGTGCCTTCTTATTGTACGAATAAAGGTCTAATCTATTCTTAAATAATTCATTTATGGAATCTGCTATAGCTCTATCTCTATCTTTTAGGAACAATGTATATAAATGATAATCTATATATTTTGTAAAATGGTCAATAAAATCTGATTTGGCTTCTTTGTTATTTTGGTCTATAACTTCATTTGTTATATTTCGTTGTGTATCGATATGCTTTACTTCAGCTTTTGATTTCATTCTAGCATAGTTAGCATTGTTTTCATTAAATAAATAGTTTCTTGCTACTACTGTAAAGTAAGAGAAAGCCCTACCATTCTCTCCATTGAACTTATGAATCTTCTCATTTAGAAAAGCTACTACACTTGCTTTTACATCTTCATAAGGTACATCGAAGTAATATGTTTTGTAGGTATGAATTACATTTTCTGATAACTTATCAAATGGGTAGTGGATAAATCTATTATAGATTTTATTCTTTAAGACATTATCATCACTTCCGTTATATGCGTTTATTGCTATCTCTGTAATTTTAGTAAAATATCTTTTACTTCTCTTTCTTCTTTTTTTAGCCATTATTATTTATTTGGTTGTTTAATTTATCCAATGCGGTTAGTAGTTCGGTAAATATGAATCCACTTTCATCATCAGCTTCGAATGAACCTAATCTATCAACTTCTTTCATTTTATCTAATGTTGATTCGATTGATTCTTTTGAAGAATCTAAAACTTCATTAACTTCATTGATACCATCTTCTAACTTCTCAACCTTCCGAAGTAAGTTCCATACTACATAAAGTAATATGATTATTATTATTGATGGTAATATTATATGTTGTATTAATTCCATATTAGGCCCCTTCTACATCACCAAAGATAGATTTGAAATCAAGCTTCTCTGGCATTGTTACGTTTTCTAATTTCTTTTTAGTTGTTGGTCTACCACCTTTGTTCTTAGCTGGTAATCCACTTTTTAATTTCTTCCATCTCTCCCACTCAAATCTAGTAGCCATAATATCTGCTTGGTGCATTAAGTATGGAAATGATGATTTAAGAGCTTTGTTTGGGTCATATGATATGTAATATTCTTTATTAGCCTCATCATATAATCCATCTGTAAGTTGGATTGCAATCCATTCACCTTCTTCTACTTTAACTCCGAACTGATTTAATAACCAAAATGTTCTTCCAGTCATATTCATAAAATTCATATCTGGATTTGCTTTATATATTTTACCTTGATTCTCAATATGCCATTGAGAGTCATTTGGTAAATACCAATTCTCATCTAAACTACCAACCTTACCCAAGTCATGATGTAGTGCTGAGAATATTACGTTTTCTTTTGTGAACTCTCCTAATCCGATTCCCAACTCATTATACATATCGTATAACTTAACTGCGTTTCTCGTAACTCTAAGAATGTGGTCAATATATCCACCAGCAAA